TATCGTTTGACCGTTGGCAATCATTTGACATTCAGAATGAATTAAAGCAGGTTGGAATGAGAACTGATACTGTTTCTGTTGCCAAGAAGCACTATGAGGATATGGCTATGCTTGTCTATGAGGAAAGGCTTGCCATGCCTGCAATTGATTTATTATTTGATGAACTAACACAGTTAAAAATTATGAAAAATGATAGAGTTGACCACCCACGCAAAAAGTCAAAGGACTTGGCTGATGCTGTGTGTGGTGCTATTTTTGGGGCTATATCTCATACTCCTAAAAATACAGACAGTGAAGTAGAGGTTCATACTTTTAGAGACAGATCTAAGCGAGTTGACGAACTACCTGAGAACGTGATACAATATAAACCTATGCCAGATGACGTAAAAGACTATTTGGATAGATTAAATCTACTATAAATAAGGAGAAATACCGAATGAATTCATTCAAGAAAATCGCACTAGCCGTGGTTGCAGCCATGACTTTGGGCATGGTCGCAGTAGCACCTGCAAATGCTACAGTAATGACAGTAGCGGTAACGCTAGACGGAACAGCAAACACAACTAATGGTGTAATTGCTACCCCTGCCACATTACCAGTCCCAGCAGACAATACAATCGATGCAGCAGATGCACTACGTTTTGTAGCAACAGTAGCAGCAGGAACATCAGTTTCTGCAGTAGCAACTAACGCAACAATCGTATCAGCACTACACACATCAGCAGCACCAGTAGGAGCATCGTCAGGATCATCATCTTTGACAATTGCAACAGGTACTGGAACAACTGCAACATTCTTTGTCTACACAAAGACAACAGCAATTGGAACCGTTGTAATTAACAATGGTGGAACAACTCTTACATACTATGTACAGGGTACTGCTGGCAAGATCAATAACCTAACAGTTTCAGCACCTTCAGCAGGCGCAGCAGGAACTAAGCAGGATATCGTTGTAACTGCAACAGATGCATTTGGTAACAAGGTATCTGGTAAGTCAATTACAGCAACAGTCTTTGCTGCAACAGCAGTACTAGACACAGCAACAGTAACAACTGGTGCTACTCTAACAGACTTTGGAACAGCAACCTTTAAGGCTACTCTTCCAACAACAGGAACACGCTCACTAATTACTTTTGCACCAACAACATCATCTGATGCTGTTGCGGGTGCAGTAGTTGGTTTGACTGCTCCAACACTTGCACCATTCGCAGAGATTGCAGTTCGTGATCTAGTATCAGAACTTGCTGCTGAGAAGGCTGCTAAGGATGCAGCGATTGCTGCTAAGGCTGTAGCAGATGCTGCAGTCGTAAAGGCTGCTTCAGATGCTGTTGCTGCTAAGGCTGCTTCAGACAAGGCACTTGCTGATGCAAAGGTTGCTGCAGATGCAGCGCTTGCTGCAGCAGTTAAGGTAGAGACAGATAAGGCTGCTGCTGCTAAGGTAGCATCAGATGCTGCTCTTGCTGCTAAGGATGCAACAATTGCTAAGTTGACTGCAGATAATGCTGCAGCACTTAAGTCTGTAAAGGCTGCATTCAACAAGTTGGCTCTTCAATGGAACAAGAAGAATCCAAAGGCAAAGGTTGCTTTGCTTAAGTAATTAGTCCAACACGAAAGGGGTTGCCAATTATGGTAGCCCCTTTTTTGTGCAATAAAATGGTATAATCATCCTAACAGACATCCTGTCTGCGAGGGGGAAGGCAAATAAAACAATTATTACGCATAGCAACAGCCACACTATTAGCCTTCGGATGGCTCTTAATAGCCCCCACAGAGGCTCATTCTGACGACCCTCTAACCGTTGCAGCCCAAGAAATACAGGAACTTAACGATAGCGTAGATGACCTTGGTTACCAAGATGACTTTATAGATCTTATAGAGATAGCAGAAAATAAGTTTGCCTCAGCCACAAATGCGAAGGAACTTAAAGATGATGCCTATGATGCCCACGAAGATGCAGTAGAAGCAGAGGCCACAGCCTTAGAAGCAAAGAACCTTGCCCAGTCAAATGTGGATGGTCAGACAGCCACAGTAGCCTTGGCCCTTGAACATAAAGACAACGCTCTTGAAGAAAGAAACGATGCACAGGATGCTCTCAGCATAGCCAACATAAATGTTCAAACCACCCAATCAAATATTCAGAGTGCTGGAGGACAGGGTTTGGCATATACGGTTTATCATTTAGCCAGAACCTGGCCAAACATAGCAACTCCAAGCGGAGTTATCTGTTCTGGTACTTGGAACTCAAACTCTATGCAACTGCCAGTTTGCGGTAATAGATATGAAAACTTTATAGTTAAATTTACTGGAAGAATTACTGTTCCAGATCATTGGACAACTACATACTTTGCAGGATCCACAGACGATGGTTTTAGAATGTATGTTGATGGACAACTTGCTGTCAATAACTGGGTGGAACAGGGTGTTACCTGGAGTGATTACTCTCCAGTGTATGATGTTAGTGAAGACAAGACTTTAGATGTAGAGATATGGTGGTATAACGGAGGAGGCCCAGGCTCTTACCATCTTGGATGGGCAATTCCTGGAGGTTGGACTGGAGCAGGTTGTGATTATACTGGTGGATGGGGAGTAGGTTTTAGTTGTAACCTTGGAACATTCTCTTCTGGACCAGGACCAACTCAATCACAGTTAAATGCATATGATGAAGCACTTGCAGCAAGGGCTACAGCACAAACAAATTATAATAATAAGTTAGCAGTATATAATGACAAACTAAGCGTATACAACTCTGAGAATGCAATACTATCATCAATGAATCAGATCTTGCAAACTAAGACACAGGAACATCTTGATGCCGTTGCAGATACAGAAGATGCTTTAGAGTTGAAGAACAGCAGAATAGAAATATATAATCAATCAATCGTTGACTTAAATAATGCTATTAATGATGCTTGGGAATATTACTACGAGCAAGCACAAAGAGAACTTAATGCTGCCATTGCTACTGCCCTTGCAAACATGCCACAGCCAGAACCAACACCAGAGGTTACAGTTGAGCCTACCCCAGAGCCTTCTCCAGAACCATCAACTGAGCCAACAGAAGAACCTACTGAAGAACCTACCACAGAGCCATCTCCAGAGCCTACAGAAGAGCCTACAGAAGACCCTAAGCCAGAGCCAACTGATGAGCCTACCCCAGATCCAGAACCAACAGATGAGCCAGTCGTAGATCCAACTGAAGAACCAACTTCAGAACCTACAGAAGAACCAACTCCTGAACCAGAACCAACAACTAATCCTGAAATAGAAGATGAAGAGTTGGCTGAACTTATTCCTGAAAAGGGTACAGGAACATCAGAAGATTTATCTGGAGTTATCGCTAACCTTACAAGCAAGGATAACAAGTTAGTTACACTTTCACCTGAGCAGATAGCAGCAGTTAGCCAAACCCTTAATTCTTTGACCCAAGAAGCAAAAGCAGAAATTGCGGGGGACCTTGGTATCAAAGCATCAGAAGTTGCACAGATTGCTGAGCAGATGAAATCTAACCCAGCACTTGCATCAGCATTTGTTGAGTTCGCAGAAAGAGCAGGGGATGCAGGAGAAACCCCAATGCCATTTACATTAGCAGATGCAGTAACAGAAGTGCAAACAGAAGCATTCTTAGCAGACCCACTTGGAGCAGTATTCAATGTGGATGTTACAGAACTCCTATCCAATTTCTCTGAGTTGGGTATGGACATGACAGACGATCAGAGAGAAAAAGCCCAGGAAGTCATTATCCCAGTAATCATTGTTTCACAGATTGCAAATGTAATGATTGGGATGAGGAGGTAAAAATGAAAATAATCAAAAAGGTTGTGAAGGGATTCTTCACATGGCTTAAAGATGCAGGGGTGGAAGTGATTGCACAGGCCTTTACTCTCCTTGGCTTCTTCATCGCATGGCTAACTTTGACGGGATCAGCAAGAGACATTGTTGGTATTGCAGTACTTGCAACCACAGTAATCTGGCTAATTACAATCCCCCTAAGAAAGGAGGACTAAAATGGCAACTAAAAAGGTAGTAGAGGCCCCTAAGAAGGAGCACCCACAAAAGGCAATCACTAATATCTTGATGAGAATCGTAGCAGTCTTTGCAGCATCTGGTCTATCAGTACTTGGTGCTGGAGCAGTTGTGGGAATTGACACTATGCAGGCAGTATTATTGGCAGGACTATTAGGCGTAGCAACAGTCATTGAAAGACTGGCAAGGGCTTTTTTGGACGATGGAAAACTCACATTGGCAGAAATCAATGATGCGTTTAAGACGGTAGACAAAAAGGCTAATTAGTCATTATTGACCTTAGTTGACAGCCCTCTCTGGGCAATGGTATACTTGAGTATCACCTATCTGGAGAGGGCTTTGTCATGACCTGTATTGTTGCTTTACGCCATGAAGAAAAAATTTATATGGCTGGAGATCGTGGAGCATCAGATGATGGAGTCATCCTTGCACTTGAATCACCAAAGGTTTGGAAGGTTGGTCCATACTTAATTGGATACGCTGGCTCAATGGACGGGGACAGAATTAGACATAACTTTAGACCATCAGCACCTAACATTAAAGACACAGATAAGTACATGCATACCAAGTTCATTAAAGAACTTCGTGAATTTTATAATGAGTTCTGGATTGACACATCTAAAGAAGGCGAACTTAGTTTGATAATTGGTATTCGTGGAGAAATCTACGAGCATAGTTCTGGAGATATGTCTTTGTCTAAATACTCATTGCCATACATTTCTATTGGCTCTGGCTCAGAGTATGCATATGGAGTAATGTATGCAACAGACAAACAAAAAAATGCAAGGAATAGAGTACAGCAAGCAGTATCTGCAGCAATTAAATTTAACCCATCATGCATGGGTCCAGTTGACATCATAAGCGCTTAGGAGTATACTTATAATATGAGCGAAGAATTTGAAGAGATCCTAAAGGACATTCAGAACATAGAGTCAGACTTTGATGAGTTTGAGATCTGGCTTGAAAATGGAATTGAGCGGGGATGGGTAACAGAACCGTTCTGCAACACTCATGAAGGAGATCCCTACATGACAGATGAAGAACAGCAAGAATGGGAAGAGGGCGGAGACCCTTGCCAAGTAGTTTTAAAAATCAAACAATAAACAATAACAAGGAGAACAAAATGAAGAAAGTACTACTATCACTACTAACAATCGCACTTGCATTTACAGCAATTGCACCAGCACAAGCACAAGATGAGCGAGTCCTAGCAATTATTGATTCAGCAATTAACTCTAATAATTTCCCCTCAATTATTCACGAGGTTTGCTTTACAACTGTAAAGTCAAAAAATCCTACTCAGAATATGTCTTGCCCTAACGGAGAACTATTTATGGAGGGTAAAGGAGCAGCAACTGCTAACTGGCCAACAAACCTAGGGTCTGGAACATTTCACGGAGATACTATGGTTAAGGCTGCACTAACTGTTAATTCAAATCTAAAAATTGTTTTTATTCGTGTACATAACATAACATCACTTGGCGCAGGATCTGCACCAGCAGATGGGTCAACAATCTTTAGCGCTCTAGATTGGGTAAATAAAAACGCATCAAAGTATAGCATTGATGCCGTATCAGTAAGTATGTCTGGTATTCACACTGATCTAAGAACAAGGGTTCAGTCACTTCATCCTGGATGTACAAATCCATCAATTTTAAATCCATTTACAAATCAAGTATCACAACTAAATGCGGTAAACATTCCTACATTTGCTGCTACTGGTAATAATGGATCAAGAACTCTCGTTGGTTTCCCATCATGTGTTCCAGGTGTTATCGGTGTTGGAGCACTTGGAAACACAACACAACTTGAAGGACTGACCAATACAGGTCCTGGTCTTGATATGGTTGCACCAGGCAAGGTACACGTCACTAAGTATAACGGTTCTCCAACAGATACTGCTGGTAGTTCTGTAGCAACTGTAGTATCTGCAGCATCTTACGTAAATCGCAACACATTTAAAACATTTGGTGAGTATCTCACATCTCTTCCAAAGATTTTAATTGGCACCGCATCATACATTCGTAACTAAGTTATAGTCCTAGGCATGACTTTAAACTGCCCCATTGCCCTATAACTCAGTTGGTAGAGTGCCGAACTGTTAATTCGGATGTCCCTGGATCGAGGCCAGGTGGGGCAGCGCAGTACTGATGAAAGGAATAAAGATGCAGGTTGCACCAACAAGCAGACAAGAAGAGTTTGTCATAGACCTATTAAATAAAAAAAGAGGTGGGTACTATGTAGAACTTGGAGCATACCATTCTAAAAATGGAAGCAACACGTATAGGTTAGAAACAGAGTTTGACTGGAAGGGTGTGTCTTTTGAAATTGTTCCAGAACTGCAACAAGAGGTTTCAGAAAATAGAAAAAACCCATGTATCCTTGGGGACGCTACAAAGTTTGACTACATAAAATATTTTGAGGAAAATAAATTTCCTAAGCAGATAGATTATCTACAAGTAGATATTGACTCTGGATATAGACTTAACGGAAGGCCTGATGGAAATCCTCACCAGTCTTTGCAGGGCTTGATTGCAGTTCCACTAAACAAATATAGATTTACAGTTATTACATTTGAGCATGATGCTAGTATGTATTGGAGAAACACTTCTATTAGGGATGCTCAAAGAGAAATCTTAGATTCACTTGGATATTCCCTGGTCGTTAGAGACTTTCATGAAGACTGGTGGGTAGATCCAACCGTAGTAAATTTAGAAGGATACAGAAAACATTTTAAATGGGAATGTCTCTAATATGAGATTTTCTATCGTGATATAATTATATTGTCATACCTACAAGGAGGAATAACATGGCAGCAAAAGGTAGTTTAGAAGCAATCATTGAGGTTGCAAAGAAGGAAGTGGGCACAATTGAAGGCCCAAAGGATAACGAAACAAAGTACGGCGCATGGATTAAGGTAAACTTCCAACCATGGTGCCAGTCATTCGTTTCTTGGTGTGCATTTACTGCGGGAGTAAAATCATTCCCTAAGTCTGCATCAACAGTTCAAGCAGCAGACTGGTTTAAGAAGAATGAGCGTTGGTCAGATGCTCGTAATGATGATCCACAAGCAGGAGACTGGATCTATTTTGATTTCCCAGATGATGGTGTAAATCGTATTTCACATGTTGGTCTTTGCATTAAGAACAATGGAGATGGAACGATTCAAGTTATTGAAGGAAACACTTCAGGAACTGCAAAGGGAGATCAGCGCAATGGCGGAATGTGCGTAGAAAAAACTCGTGCATACGTAAAGAACAATAAAAAGAAGTTGGTTAACGCTGTAGTTGGTTGGGGTCGTCCAGTATATACTGGAGAAGAAAATGCACCATTACTTAATAAAATTGTTGAATCTGCAAAGACATCAGCACCAGCAGCAAAGAAAGCAGCACCAAAGGATATTAAGCCTGCTGCTAAGAAGTCATCTGGTGGCGGTGGCGGAAAGACAAATCAGGTAGCACTATAATGAATTCACTCAAGAGAATTTCTTTAAAAGCAAGTTGTTACACACTATACCATGTAACTATTGCTGCTTTAATTTTTTCTACTGTGATATATTTTATTACTGGAAAATGGGAGTACGAGTATCTTGAGAAGATAGGATTTGGACTTCTTGGTTATATTATTTGGGAAATTGTTGGGTATTCAATTTTTGAAATGATCTGGCCAAAAATTGAAAAATTATTTAAAACAATTAAGTCTAAGTTAAGAAGGAAGGCAAAGTAATGCGTATTAAAATTATTAAGTTTGTTGTAAAGGCTTTAGGCTATGAATGGTCTGGAGATGAACTAAAACTGCCTGTTTGGTATATAAAAGAAAAGAAAAAGAAATAACATAATGGCATTATACGAATACGATTGTATGCCTTGCGGTCAAAGGTATACAAAAGAAAGATCAATTAAAGAAGACGATCCAGGGTACAATTGCGAAACTTGCAATCTGCCTCTGGTTCGTGTATACTCTAATATAGGAGCAGTATTCAACGGTAGTGGATTTTATTCCACTGATAACAGAAAGCGGTAGTATAATGTTTACAATGGTTAAGGATGAAGTAAAGCAAGAGTGGCAACTATCTCCAGCAGATCGATGCGATAGGTGCAACGCTGAGGCTTTGGTAAAGGTCTCTGGTATTAGCGGAGACCTGCTGTTTTGTGGTCACCATTACAACAACATCATGAACAACAAAGATGGGTACAAGAAAATGATTTCCTTTGCTTTGACGGTACTTGATGAGCGACAAAAACTAGTTAGTTAAACTAGTATGCTTATAAAAGAAAAGCAATATTCTCACGTTTTATTTGTTCACATCCCAAAGACTGCTGGCTCGTCCATCTCTAAGGTTCTGAACGATAATAATTTAGATAACTGGAATAGGGCATGGCCAAGACACCATGACCCTTATTCCTATCTAAAGGAAGCAAACAAAATTGATGAGAGTGTTTTTTCTTTTTCTGTTGTAAGAAATCCATACACAAGGACTTATAGTTGCTATAAGCAATTTAATAAGGTTAACAAAACAGATATATCTTTTGTAAAATATTTAGACAATATTAAGCAAAACAATATATCTCCAATAAGCCCACTGCTTCATCTTCCACAATCATTTTATATTATTGATAATGGCAGACTGCAGGTTGATAGACTGTATAGGTTTGAAAACTTAAAAGAGTTGGAGAATGACCTTGGCTGGAACCTTGGGTTTTATAATTTAGGAAACTATGTGGTAGAATCATATATGAAAGACTACACAGAAGAGGCAATAGATATGACCAAGGACCTTTATAGTTCTGACTTTATAAATTTTTCCTATTCTACAGATTTTAATAAAACCTTGGAGACAAAATGAAAAAGACTTTAGAAGATTTTAATTTTAAACAGCATAGCAAATATGATGTGGAGCCAATCAGAAAACACATAGATGGTTTTTCTGAAGAGTGGTTTATTAATACCTCAAGACAAGATAATCATTATGTACACAAGGATACAACCTCATACTTTGTCTATACGGCAGACCTTAGATGGAAAGAGGGAGAAAATTTTTCTACTCAAAAAACCTCTAACGATAAAGTTTTGCTTGAACTTTTAGAGCCAATAATTTCAGACCTTGAAAGAATACACAACGGTGTCAGGGGTATGGTGCTCTTGATTAAGTTGAAGGCAGGGCAAGACATAGCGCCACATCACGACTCAGGAGACTACCTAATTCTTTCAAGAAGAAATCACATACCAGTAGTTACTTCTGACGATGTATTTTTTGGGGTAGATACTGAAAAGGTTAAGATGCAGACTGGTGAATGTTGGGAAATAAACAACTCAAAAACTCATTTTGTAAATAATGGCAGTAAAATAGACAGGGTGCATTTGTTAATTGACATTATGCCAAAGACAGAAATAGGTAAAAAATGATTATTCAGATTATAGGTCTGCCAGGATCTGGCAAAACAGAATTAGCAAAGGCATTAAAGGAAAGAATTAATGCTATTCATCTTAATGCAGATGAGGTTAGAGCAACAGTAAACTCAGACTTGGGTTTTGCTCCAGAAGATAGACTTGAGCAGGCAAGACGCATGGGGGAGATGGCAAGACTTATTTCTAAGCAGGGTGTTGCTCCAGTAATTGTTGACTTTGTATGTCCAACAGATCTAACTCGTGTAGCATTTGGCAAGCCAGATATCTTAGTATTCATGGACACAATTGCAGAGGGTCGATTTGAAGACACAAACAAAATGTTTGAAAGACCAACAGAGTTTGATGTATCATTTATTAGTCACAACTTAGATGCAGAAGCAAAGGCATCTCATATCATTGACAAGTTTAGTCTTCATGACTGGTCTGCACCTACAACTCTTATGCTGGGTAGGTATCAGCCTTGGCACGAAGGCCACCACGCCCTTTACAAAGAGGCTGGTAAGAGAACTGACCAAGTGCTTCTTGGAGTCCGTAATACCTACAACACAAGCGAAAAGGATCCACTTAAGTTTGATCAGGTTAAAGAATATATTGCCAAAGATGAATTTATGGACGAAGCATTAGTATTAAGACTACCTAACATTACCAACATTGTCTATGGTCGTGATGTAGGGTATAAGATTGAGCAGGTAGATTTAGGTGCAGATATTCATGCTATTTCTGCTACACAAAAGCGTAAGGAAATGGGTATATAGATGTTAGAGAATGCTATTGCAGTTGTTGTTTCACTTATAGTTGCTGCTATTGCTGTTCACTTTGTTGACAAAAAGTGGGGTGGATCTGATGACAGTAACAAAGGCTAGATCCTTTGCTAAGGCATTAAGTTATCGCATATGGGGAACGCTTTCCTCATTCGTTATCGTTTATATTTTTACAAGAAATGCTACACTATCAAGCGCAATTGCGTTTTGGGAAACAGTAGTTAAAATATTTATTTACTACGTTCATGAGCGTGGATGGAACTGCATAAAATGGGGTAGAAAGTAATGACAAAGAATATAGTTGTTGTTGGTGGAGGAAGCGCTGGATGGCTTACGGCGTTGACCGCAAAAAAGAAGTATCCAAAACTAAATGTTATTGTAGTAGAGTCAAAAGATATTGGTATCTTAGGTGCAGGAGAAGGCTCCACACCATACTTACCTGCATTTTTAGAAACCTTAGATATAACTTTTGAAGACTTAGTAAAAAATTGTGACGCTACTGTAAAAAATGGTATAAAGTTTACTAACTGGAATAACCAGGATGACTTTTATTATCATGGATTTTCATTTACAGATAGTGCCCTTGGAACAGAGGCTCTATCATCTAAGTTTTTATCTGCAAGCCCAATGATGCTTTCAAGCATTATGCTAAACAATAGTGTAAAAGATATTGACTTTACAGAAACGGTATCAGAAAATAATAAAGTTCCTTTCGTTCTTGAAAAAAATAAAGAAGGAAAAACTCTTTTAGACTATAAGAAGATTGGGCATATATCTTTTCATTTTAATGCTACAAAACTTGCAGCCAGATTTAAAGAGATAGGGCTTGAAAGAGGCATTGAAGTATTTGAAAACACCATAACCAATGTTCACTTAGATCAAAATAATAATGTTACAAGTTTAGACTTAGATAGTGGATCTAACATTGTTTGCGACTTTGTATTTGACTGCAGTGGATTTCATAGGTTAATAATTGGAAAAACGTTTAACTCAAAGTGGAAGAGTTATAAAGATTTTTTGCCGACAGACTCTGCAGTACCATTCTTCCTTGACATGACAGACAAGATTCCACCATATACAGAAGCAATTGCTATGAAGTACGGATGGGTCTGGAAGATTCCTCTACAAAATAGATTTGGTTGCGGATATGTTTATGACTCATCTTTGATATCAGAAGGCGAAGCAATAAAAGAAGTTGAGGATTTTTTGGGCTTTGTTCCAACCTACCCAAGAAAAGACAAGGGTGGGTTTAGTTTTAGTCCAGGAGCATTTGAAGAGCCATGGCAAAACAACTGTATAGCAGTTGGCTTGGCAGCAAACTTTGTAGAGCCACTTGAGGCAACCTCTTTATGGGTAAGTATGGTTGAACTAACTGAGATATTTGCAAGCCCAGACTTTTTAATTAATAATTGCCCTGAGATAAGAGCAGAGTTTAATAAAATTATTGTAAATATGAATGATGACATTCTTAACTTTATATATTTTCACTACATGTCTTTAAGAAAAGACACACCATTTTGGGAAAAGTTTTCATATGAAAATGCACCAGAAACTTTAAAGAACAAGTTAAATGTTTGGAAAAAAAGAATGCCAGGGAAAGCAGACAATGGTAATCACTGGAGTTCTAAGAGTTGGTTCTTAGTTGGATCAGCACAGGATAAGATTAACAAAGATCTTGCAAATCAATATATAGAACTGTCTGACGAATATAAGAAAGCAGTTGATTCTTATGAGTACTATAGCAAGTACAGAGAATATAAGGTATCAGAGTGCGTAGACCATAGACAATTTTTGGAGGGATTAAAATGAAATTTAGAACAGAGTGGATTAATGCTCTAAAGACAATGAAACACAAGAAGTATTGGGATAGACCAAACACTGTTGAGTTCTTTGCTTTTATGACAAAAATATCTATCATATTTCCAGGCTTACTATTCGGCAAGCAATGGTGGTGGCTATACATTTTTGCATTGGTGTCAAGCCTTGCATTGATTTGGTCATCAACAGTAAAGACTTTGCCTACAATTATTTGGTTTAATATTTTGTGGTCAACTCTTGCTGTAAGTGCTATAATTAAACATTGGGTCTAAGGGGGCTTATTATGTATCAGTATTATGTAAGAAAAGTAGAGAACGTAGTAGATGGAGATACCATTGACGTTCTAATTGATTTAGGGTTTGATATCCTGTTCTCATCTCGTGTAAGACTGGCTGGTATTGATACCCCTGAGTCTCGCACAAAAGATCTTAAAGAGAAAGCGCTTGGCCTTGAGTCTAAAGAGTACCTAAAGAAGGCTCTAAAAGATGCTAAGTCTGTTGTAATCAAGACTGAGAAGATGGATTCATCTGAGAAGTATGGTCGCATTTTGGGCTGGGTATATATTAATGGGGATACTGTATCCCTTAATGATATGATGATTAATGATGGCTACGCTTGGGGATATATGGGAGAGACAAAGGTCAAAGATTTTGACGCTTTGAAGAAGGCAAGAGCAAAGTCGGGTAAGTAATATGGGGCTTAAAGAAGAAGCCATGCTCGAACACTTAATGCTTCAAGGTGCTGTTGAATTTCAGGGTATCGATGACATAACTGGTGAGATGATGTACACAATTACTGAAAAGATGAAAGAAGTCAGTCCAGAAATATATAAAGAACTAAAAGATCAATACGAGCACCATATGTTTCAACTAATTGACCAGGGGCCTACAAGAATGACATGGAGAATTCGTCAATGAACTTTAAAGATGAAGATGATGCAATAGATCAGTTAATCTTGGCTGGCGCACTTGAGGTTTCTGGAATAGATATGGACACTGGTGAGCCTATATATAATTTTACAGAAAAGTTGATAGAGATAAGTCCAGAACTACACAAAGAAGTTTCTCTATATTTTTCTCGTGAGACTATGTCTTTGTGGAGCCATGGATTTTTAGATATGGATGTTACTGAAAAAAATCCAATAGTTACATTGACTTCTAAAGCCATGGATCAGGAGGCGGTTTCTAAGTTAAGTAAAGAGTCTCAGGCTACCTTGAAAGAGATAATCAGAGTTATTCTTTTAGATAAGTAGTATAATTGTTTTGGAGACACTATGGAATACTTTTTAGGATCTGCGCTAACCATGTTAGCCATGTTTATAACAACAAGGCTAATACTTCCACGCACCCTAAAAACCAAAGTAAATAATATTAGATATAGCCAAAGCCATATACACACACTGGTTATGCCACTGCTTCCAGACCTTAAAACGTATAGAAAAAAGATGGTTACCCAGTCAAGCAAGCATGATGAAAAGGTAAACATAAGAGTTGTAATTCTTGATAACAAGGCTTATTTTGTTAAGGATGGAGGCTTTTATTGTGCGGATGTAGATGGAGATTCTATAGACAAACAGAGTGCAATCGTAGTTGACACGATGGGTATGGATAAGGTACAATTAGATAAGATGCTGTTTATAATGGATCAACTTAGAGATGGGAAGAAAAATGATAGTGGGGATTCAAGGAACCAGTAGTTTTAATGACTACCAGGTTTTTCTTAGAGCCATGGCAGTTACAATGTCTTCTTTAAAAGAAGAAGATCCATATTTTTATATTTACTCTGCAGGACCTGCAAACATTAACTCTATGGCTATGGAGTTTGCAAACCTTTCAGAGCGAGGACTAAAGGCTCGTGGCAAAAGTATTAAGTATAAGGCTGTTGCTCCTTCATGGGTTGCAGAAAATATTTCAGACATAAACTACTTTGCTTTTTTAAGTAAAGAAAGAGAACAAGTTTCAAAACTTGTTGATGAAGCAAAAAACAACAATGTCGAATACGGCATTTTCAGATACTAACAAAGGAATAAAGATGCAAATTAAATCATTAGAGCAGATGGAAAAGATTGTTAATGCAAACAAATCTTTGGTATGGGATGGATGGACAGTGGTAAACACTTATCCTTCTGAGAAGGGTAGAACAGCACCACAGGGTGCATTCGTAGATGGCAAGTGGCACCTACAGCGTCGTTTTGTACCTTCTAAGAATGGATGGGACATACCAGACAAGTTTGTAGGTTAATATGCCTAAACATGAATGGAAAGACGATGCTTTATGTTTAGACTACGACACAAATTTATTCTTTGAAAAGTATGAAGATGATGAACTGTTAAGGCCAGCAATAGATAAACTATGCTCTATGTGTCCAGTATCAAAAATGTGCTTTGCTGTTGGAGTTTCACAAAAAGAGTGGGGAGTTTGGGGAGGAGTTTACCTTGAAGGTGGCCAACTTTCTAAAGAGTTTTCTAAGCATAAGTCTAAGTCAGACTGGGCAAATACATGGCAAAGGTTAACGGTGGATCAATAATATGTATACAGATTCAATGAGAAAAGCATTTAGATCTTTAAAGGGTCCTGACGGGTTTCAACTTCAAATAGTTGATCATGATAATTTTTTAACAGTAAAGGCAAGTGAAAAAGAATTTATGAGCCTTTCTGGAGAAGAAAGAAAGCAGGCTGTTGAGTACATGATTAGAACAAAGAAGGCCCTTGAAGACAATGGGGCCATTGTTCTATTAGTAAGAGAAGGTGGTAAAGAACTATGATAGAGTTAATTTCATTTGTATTTTTTATATTTTTATTTTTTGCTTTAATTATAAACAATGTTAGATTTAAAATTAAAACTGTATCAATGTCTAAAGAACTAATTCAATCACACATAGATAAAACAGTTCTGGCTGAAAAACTTTTTGAAGCATCTGCAAGAAATTTACTTAAGAAAGAAACAGAGTCGGATGCATTTTTAAAATTTGTTTCAGATTCTCGTGATTGGGCATACCAATATATAGATGATGTTCAAGAAGGTTTAAATAAATTTATTATTGATATTGAGCCAGAGATTGCATATTTTGATGAGTATGGAGAAGTAGGGTCAGCCTATCCGCACTACCACTCAATGAAGAAAATTTCAGGGGCATACAAAGAACTAAAGAAACTACTACCAGAAGACTATGATAGAATAGAGTAGTGATAGTCCTTAAATCAATTAAAAATGTTAACATGTTTATGTGTGAAGAAGAGTTATGCCAAGATGAGAGCACTCAAGTTTGGGCAAACTCAGAAAGCAGAATTGTAGACTTGTGCGATTTTCACTATAGTCAGGCAACAGCATGAATTTTTATTATTTTGGTGGAGTTATTGGTGAAGAAGGATCAGTTAAGTCTCCTTCAAATTTAGAGCAACATCATTTCTCTGGTGTAATGTTTACACATGACATTCCTCAAGGAGATATATTTGTAAAAGCAGCACTTGATATAAAAACAACTAAGAGCATTAAGTATTTGATTGCTATAAGACCATATACAATATCTCCACAGTACTTGTATATGATCAATGATTCTTTAAATAAGATAGATAAGAATAGAATTCAAATAAATTTTATTACAGGATACACAAAGGACCACGAAAACAGTTTTAATGGAATCGTTGGAAACGTAAACGACCAGTCAGACAAGGTTGCTAAAAGAAAATATATGACTGAGTTTCTTGATTCATTAAACGATATGCAGTCAGAAAAAGATTTAAAATCACCTTTAGATTTTTTTGTAACAACTACTAATCCAAGAGTTCTTGATACGGTTAATAAATATAACAACAAAATAATACTTCCATATAGTCTGTATAAAAATAATCTTTGGTTTAAAAAATATAGTAAAACTTTAGATGTTAAAAGCAAAGAGATAATGTTGGCAATGACACCAATTATTAGAGAAACCGAGAAAGAACTTGAGGCCTTAAAAAATTATGCATTAAGACCTGTTTGGCAAGAAGGAGAAATCCCTAAAGTAGTTAATGATGTTGGATACTTTACTCACAAAAGTTTTCATGAATTTATCAAAGAATTAAAGAATGACAACATAAACTATCTTCTAATTAACGCTGTTCCTCAAGCAGAAAATGATGTGATAATTCCATTTATTAGAGATTATGTGCAATCAAAAGAGTATGCGGAGATAAACAAATAATGAAGTTTTATTATTTTGGTGGAACGTTTAATGAAAATGATACACTTGAAGATACATCTACATTAGATAGTCACCACTTCGATGGAGTAATGTTTACCTATGATGCAACACAGGGAGATATGTTTGTTAGGGTTGCTAAAGATATTAAATTAAATGAAAAGATTAAATACCTTATTGCAATACGACCTTATACAATATCTCCACAATATCTTTATGCAATAAACCAATCTATAGATGAAATTCAAAAAGATAGACTTCAGATAAATATAATTGCAGGTTATATAAAAGACCACGAAAGTAATGTAGGGGGAATTGTTGGTGATGTAAATGACCTATCATCTTCAGTCGAAAGATCAAACTACACAATTAAATTTATTGAAAGTTTAGACGAGATATCAAAAAATAAAGATCCAAAAGAGCAGTTAGATGTCTACATTTCAACAACTAATAACTACGTGTTTGATGCAGTAAAAAAATATAAGAACAAGATTATTCTTCCATACAGCATCTACAAGCGTGGATTTTGGTCAGACTGGCTAAAAGATCCTTCTTTAAAGATTGAGTTTGATAGGGGAGAAACTGAAATAATGCTGGCAATGACACCAGTTATTAGAGAGACAGAAGAAGAACTTCAATCCTTAGCACAGCATGCTATGAAGCCAGTATGGAAAAAAGGAGATGTCTCAAAGGTTGTAGAAGACGTAGAATACTTTACCCACGAAACTTTTCATGAATTTATTCAGATGCTTGAAAAAGATAATATTAATCACCTTTTAATAAATGCTGTACCAAGATCAGAATCAAAAATAATAGTATCTTTTATTAAAAAATATGTAGAGTCAAGGTATAAATAAACATGTATATAAATTGGTATCATATAAATCCAAAAGGAGAAAGACTAGACATAGTTCAATCTCCCGTAAATAGACAATGGATGGATGATACTGCTAAAGGATATGCCTACAGATGTTTGCCAATGACTTTTGCATCACAATATGGCTGGGCTGTAAAGGCACCATATGATGTTCAGGCAGTTTGGGATGGAACTGCAGAGGCATCAGGAATGAAAATTATTTGTGGTAGGTATACAGAAACTAATCATATATTTGCTGACAACGGTACTGGAAATGGTATTTTAACATTTCACATAAATGCTATACCAAGAACACCACCTGGATGGGGTATTTGGATTATGCCTGCACCAAATCTGGTAATTCCTGGAGCACAGCCACTTAGCGCTATTATAGAAACAGACTGGAGCCCATCATCTCCAACAATGAACTGGAAGTTTACAGATCCTGGAAGATTAGTTACTTTTAAAAAAGGAGATCCAGTATTTTTCTTTGTTCCAGTAAATAAAACAATGATTGAAGAGTTCTCCATGCAGCATTTTGGAATAGAGGATTATCCAGAAATAAAAGGACCTCTTGCAAAATTTATAAATTTTAGAGAAGATAAAAAAACAAAAAAAGAAGATGTTTTTGGCAAGCACTACATGCGTGGTCAACTTCATGATGGTTCTACTCCAAACTGGGAGCATACTCACATAACAAAGACAAAACTCTATGTAGAGGACCCAAATAAATAAAAATATAATTCTAACTGGCTATTCAGTTAGTGCTATAATTAGATTGTAGACTGTTCAATTAACTTGGACAACTACGTCTAAGTTCATATCCTAGGAGGAATAATATGACACATCATAACGAAACAAACTCACAGATCAAGGCAGCGCTTGCATCATACGGACGTTCAGTCCTTGGTGCAGCAACAGCAATGTATGCATCTGGAGTTACAGATCCACAGACACTTGCATACTCACTACTTGGAGCACTTGTGCCCGTAGTATTGAGAGCAGCCAACCCTTCAGATTTGGCATTTGGAAAGATGCCTTCAGTTGAAGAAGTTGATAAGGCAGTTAAGTCTGCAAAGGTTGTTAAGAAGACTGCTAAGAAGGCTACTGCAAAGAAGTCATCTGGCGGAGGAAAGACAACTAATCAAGTAAAGTAATCTTGATATAGACTGGCAGGCTTGTTATTTGACAGGCCTGCTTTTCTATGTTATAATATTGTTACCTGCCCAAATGGGGGGAATTAACTTATTCGCTTGAAAGGGGAATAAAATGGTAACAAAATACGCTATGGATCTATTCAATGATCCTTTTTTTATTGGCTTCAACAGAGAGTTGAGTCGCCTAAATACAGCACATAAAACAAACTCACATTCGTACCCTCCGTATGATCTTATTAAACTGGATGAAGATACATACAAGATTTCACTGGCTGTCGCTGGGTTTTCAAAGGATGATATTGATGTTTCAGTAGATAATGGAACATTAATTATCAAGGGTGAGATTGTTGAAGTGACAGATGCAGAGGTAGTTCACAAGGGAATCGCAGGAAGAAAGTTCGTAAGATCTTTTGCACTGGGAGAGTACATGGAAGTAACATCTGCAGAACTTAAGGACGGTATGCTGCATGTTAATGTGGTTCGTATTGTTCCTGAAGAAAAGAAGCCTAAATCTATTAAAATTAAGTAGTATAATAGATAACATTCCGATATAAGACTTTAAAAGGTTTTACAACGGATGCTCCTATGAGTGGAGAGTTAGCAGGAGTCGAATCTTCGTGGCTAATAGACCTGAGCAGTCGTCTATAAACTGCTCATTTCCTATGCTACAATATAATTGTCCCCACACAGGACCTTAGTGATGGATTAGTTACCCATTGGATAGAGACCGTGGCGCAAGTCAGGTGAATTGCCTGTGTGGGGCCTTAATATTGCACGGTATAATAGAAGCAATGACTGACAAAGAGTTAGACCATTATAATAAGCAACAGATCAAGAAAAGGCTTGCCGAAATAAAAGAGTCTGCTGGATGCTTTGATTGTGGAATGTCCAATCATATAGTTTTAGATTTTGATCACCTAAGAGATAAAAAATATAATGTTTCAAGAATGGTCCATGACGGCTTCTCCTGGAAAGCAATTAAGAGAGAGATAGAGAAGTGTCAGGTGGTTTGTGCCAACTGCCATAGAATAAGGACTCACAACAGGTTTCTTGGCCTCATAGCGTGATATAATTGATGTATGACTCAAGATGATTCAATGATGCCAACCAATACTTATCAAAGCAACAAGCAAGCGCCTTGCTGGGACGGATATGTGCAGCGTGGAATGAAACCAGGGGCAGACGGTAGTCCAGTTCCTAACTGTGTCCCAGTAGCAAAGACAGAATCAATATTTTTTTCAGCAAAAGATTACTCAAAGCAAACAAGAGTTACTAACCTATTTAAGGAATAATTATGCCAAAGAAAAAAGCATCAGCGTTTAATCCAATTCAGATTAAAGATGGATGGATTGTTAGACTATATAAAGATGGTCGCATTAAATCCAAGATCGCACCATACGAACCACAACATCCTAAGAAGTAGAAATGTCAAAGTATAATAAAATATACTTTTTGCATATTCCAAAAACAGGCGGAAGGTTTTTTACAAAGTATATACTTGAGCCAATTGAAACTACATTAAAAGAAAATGGAATAGATGTAGTTAAGTTGCCACCAAATGTTTTAAAGCATGGTGGATGGCATAAAGAAATAGATGACAAAACCTATGTTGTTTCTGTGTTTAGAGATCCAGTAGGATTCTTTGTGAGTGTTATTGCTCACATGTTTGCAGACGAAGAAAAGATGCTGGATGAAAATAAAGATCACATCGTAAGAGATAAAACAAAAATACTGGATATACCAGTAGATGCTGTTCGTAATAAAATAGTTCAGTTAGATTATTTAAAAAATTTTCAATCTCAAAACTTTATACTAAGCCCTACAGAAAACCACATAATTCAGGAATCCATAAAGGAGCATAACAAGGGAAATACCATAGATTCAGATTTGGTATATGAAAGAATAAAAAGGGTTAACTTAATGATAAGGCACGAAGACTTAAAGACCATGGACTACTCTACACTGATCAGCAAGATATCAAATGATCTTGGCATAGATATAAACATAGAACTTTCATCAGCAGATAGAGAACACTATAAAAATAATTCATCAGAGGCTCTTCTTAATAAACTTAGCAAAGACGATATAGATTTGATCTATAATAACTTTTTGTTTGACAAAGAAATATATCAAAACGACCTATTGTTTTGGAATAAAAAATTTTAGGAGGGTGTGGTGTTGCAACATAGGCTATAAGTGTTTCCCGACACATACAGGCTAACCACACCCTTACTACTATTATAGCACCCCTGGCAGGAATCGAACCTGCGACAAACGGATTAGAAGTCCGCTACTCTTCCGCTGAGTTACAGAGGTATAGTACATCTGGAAGGACTTGAACCTTCGGCTCTCTGCATATAAGGCAGGTACTCTAACCAACTGAGTTACAGATGTAAGCCTTTAACTACCCGACCATATTGACTTTAATAGATAGTTCTTGCATAGCAATATCAAAGACTTGTTTTTCATCAAGATCGTTGTATGCTTTAGTAGTCCAAACAATTTGAGAGGTTTGTCCAGTAGGTTTATGGACTACATCTAATGTCCAGGTTTGCATTACTTCTCGCAAGCAATTCCGTCTTTGTCTCCGTCAGACTTCTTGTTAGCCTCATAGAGAGCAACATCTACAAGGTGCTTAGATGCCTTTGGCTTACCCTTTACCATGTTCTGAGCACCCTCAAGTCCAACACCATACTTATATGCCTTGTTTAGTTCTTTACATGTTTTAAATGTTTGTGTTGAGTTTGATGTGGATACACCTGCAACAGAGAGTCCTGCAACTAATAGAGATACGATTACTTTCTTCATTTTTATCCTTTGTTAGTAGTTATATTATAATTATACCGACTTTGGCACGGTATGTCAAGTACACCAGGTAGGACTTGAACCTACGAATAGCCGAATTATGAGTTCGGTGCCTTAACCAACTTGGCTACTGGTGCTAGTCCTTATTTAATTAATAGTCCAAAGAATGTTCCAATCAAGAAGCAAAGAATTCCAACTGTCCAATGATAGTAGGTTTTCATATGTTCTTTAATGATTGCATGCTTTAGTTCGTCTGGGATTTTTTTTAGTTTATCGTAATCAATCACGATTGTCTCCAGTTCTATTTAGTTGATGTGTTTTCTAAACCAAGAAGTATTCGTTTTCTGATCTCAATCTGTTTGCGTTCAAACCTTGAAAGATAAGGCTTGGCTTGTATTCTTTTTTTATTCTTTGCTGCTCTCTTAATCTTATGCTGAGATACTTTGTCGTTTGACTTTTTCACTTTACACCTTGATTTTCTGCTACACTGTCACAAGGACAGATAATTGATTCTGGAAGTTCATGAACCTTAGTTGAGATAGTTATAGTGGTCTTGCACTCTTCACACTTATAGATCCTTTTAATTTGTTTGCTCATGTATTAATCATATCATACTAAATATTGCTTGTCAAGACTTGTTTCCATCCCAAGAGCCAATCTTTGTTGTAGGTATATCATGATCTTCCCATAACTTTATTACATTTGGGTTATCATCAATAGCATGGACAACATTCCAAAGGCTACTTATCTTATCAAGCATATCCTTCTTTGCTTCATAGTCTGGTCTGTTATCATCGTTTGACCTCATAAATAGGCCATGAGATCTAATATTATTTTTGGCAAGCCACATAGAGGTTAGTCCACGATATTTTTCTTTACGGGATGTTACAACCAGTATTGAGTGGCGATCTGCAACAGCATTATTTAACATTTCAACTACATCCAAGTTTGGCAGGGCATCTATAGAAGCCTCATGAAAGGCATTGTAGTCCCTATTAGAGCCACGAACAAGATGCAGGTAGGGATCTACATTAGCCAATGTCCCATCAACGTCAAATATGTAGGCAGTTGGCCTTGCATCAACCTTGATCAACATTGTAAGTCATTCTAAAATAACAGGATACAAACCCTAATGCAAACCCCACAATAATTGTAGGAATTAAAAAAAGTATATTAATCATTCAAAATCTACCTGTCTCTCAAACATATTGTTGTCTCCTCTTGCTACCCTTGCAGCAAGCATACGCATGCCTAATGCGTTTAGTTGTGAGTTCTCTTCACCAAGTGAGATACCTTCTATCTCTCGTGCAATTCCTTCTCTTAATATCATATCGTCTATGCTCATGTATTAATTATACACTGATCAACAACGAATGTCAAGAAGGTTACTTGTTTATATCAGCAGTCATCTTTGGTGCTAAGCGGAACTTCTGCAGTAGACCAGCACTGACCGTACAAAGTATGTCTATTATTAGGTCCAAGAACTTTTTTAACTCTATGCTCAAACTCTTTTCCTACTGGAATATTAATTAGCATACCAGCCTTTGGATGGATAGCATGACCACTTCTAAACTCTATCTCTCCACCCTCAAAATCATCATTAAGATAAATAGAGTGTGATGCAACTCTGTTTCCATATTTTCCAGTGTCTTCCCAATGCCAGTCCATTGCATAGTCAATGTCTTTGCTTTCAATTGGGTTTGACAAAATGCTTCTCATCTCATCATCACCAAGAGACATGCTTTCGTCTCTGTCTCTTTCTATTTCTTCATCTGTGCAATACTTAAATGTTTGAATACCACTATTAGGAGCATAACCTTCTGGAAGAACAGACTCTAATCTTTTCCAAATTCCATTTTTGCCAGAAAAAAGATCAAGAACTTCCTGTACCATCACGCTATCTTTATTGGGAATAGAAAGTGTTCCGTCAGGTTCGTGCTCTGGCACATGCATTGGCCATCTGTTTAAAATGTTCTTGTATGGTGAGCGCATAGTGGAGTACCAGGCACCAGGGGCATCCCAATACTTCTTTAAAATTAATAGTTCTTCATCAGTTAAAAAGTTCTCAATGTACCAAACTTGTCCATCTAAATATGTTTTTTCCATAAAATCATTATACCTTAATTTCTAAAACTGGATACGAGTTGGGGTAGTGAGTGACCAAACCATCAACAGATATTAAGAATTTTTCAAAGTTCCAACCGATTTCTCTACCTGGAGTAGCAACATCCTTGCAATACTTATATATTGGATGAGCGTTTGGTCCGTTTACTTCTACCTTTTGAGATATGGGAAATGTTATTCCATATACGCTTGTGCAGAAGTTTTTAATTTCTTGATCTGTTCCTGGCTCCTGATTTCCAAACTGATTGCATGGAAATCCAATTACAACTAATGAGTCACTTTGAATTTTTTGTAAATCAGCATACTGTTTTGTGTATCCACACTGACTTGCTGTATTTACTATTAAAACATTTTTTCCTTTAAAACTTTCCAGTTTTATTTCATTACCATTGTTGTCAATAAATGACAAGTCATATATACTCATGCGAGTTTCTGCTTTCTGTTAGTTAGATAGAACAAGGTTAGGATTAATGCGTGATCGTTCGCCAGCCATAAGTCTTTCGATGTGATCACGGATAACAGCATTTTCTTCGTTGAAGATGTACTCTGATCTGTCAGGACCCATAGAAGCATGAATTCCTTGTGCTGCAAGATCTTCCTTTAATGTACGCTCTACATCCCAGTTCAATGTTGTAGCAGGATAGTGCTTAACTACATAGCCATCCTTATCAATCAAATATTTCTCAAAGTTTGCGTTCATCATGACACCACCGTTATGCTCATTTAGGTATCTTGATTCATAGTCTGTCTTTTCAACTAATCCTTTTTCTCTTTTGTCTTCCTGTAATGCCTTAATCTGCTCAGAGATTTCTAAATAAAGTTCATGTCTTTCTCCAAAAGGCTGACCGTTTCCGTTAAGTCCTGGACCCTTGCCAAGCCATGGTGCTTCCAATGGAATATCTGCGGGATTAGATGTGATCATTTCTGAGAATGGGAATGTAACACCATAAACATCTTCTCCGTATAACTTAGAGTCCAGACCACATGTAATACCTTGTGACCACTTACCCTTTGTTATGCTTGGACCACAGAAATCATTAGTAGGAATTGCTACAACAGTAAAATCTTCTCCTGCCATATCTTCCTGAATCCATTCGATGGACTCCATTTGACCAGCGTTACCACAACCTACAGTGGTATTGATTAGCAAAACTACTTTGCCTTTAAATTGTTCAAGAAAGTTTGGAGTGCCTTCGGCAGAGTCCAACTGGATGTCGTAAATAGATTTCATATTGTTATTATAGCACCTTTTTTATTTTAAGATTAGCAGTCATCCGCTGTGCTTACAGGCGCAGACTCAAGGTCTACAAAAGAATTGCCATAAAGGGTATGCCTTGAGTTTGGCCCAAGAACCTTATTTACCCTGTGTGTATACTCATTACCACCAGGAATTACAGCAAGCATTCCAGCCTTTGGCTTAATTTTAATTGGAAGATGCATGAACTCAAGTTCCCCACCCTCAAAATCATCGTTTAAATAAAGACTAAAAGATGCTAAGATGTTATGCTCTACGCCTGGATCTTGATGCCAATACATTGCAAAGTCAATTTCATTTTTATCTACGCCATACTCTTTCATTAGATCTTCGTTTGCATTATTAATAATTTCTTCATCTGTCATGTACTTAAATGTTTGAAGTGTTGCGTGTCTTTTGTATCCTGGTGGAAGAACAGACTCAAGTCTATCCCATATTCCACCAGGCTTTGAAAATACTGAAAGTT